TTACTTTTTCACTGGGCGATATTCGTTATTCGATGTGTATTCGACCTCACCGGCCTCGATTAGCTGGCAGACGATATCCTTGATTTCCGCCGATCGCAGACGGCTGCGGATGTGCTGCTGAATGTCACGGACCTTGACGCTGCCACGGCGGCGAATGATCGCTAGGAGCTTGTCGGCATACAGGCTGCGTTCGTTGTCTGGTAACTGATCAATGATCGAGGCGGTGATCGCCTCGCCGGTCGTCGTGGCCAATGTGGCGGCCCAGGTCATGTCGTCGACATCCACCAATGCGCCACGGCCCCAGCGGCTGGCGGCGCGGATGGTTGCGAGACGGACCGCGATCTCGCCGCAGCGGGCCACGTACGGCACGATATCAGGCCGGTCGTCCATCCGGGTTTCGAGCTCGCGCACGAAATCGGAATAGGCTGTTGCGGCGGCGGTGCTCGCCCAGGGCAGGACATCGGGCCGGTGCTCGGCATTGGGGTTAGCGATCTGCAGCAGGCTCTCCGGGCCGGACCAGATGTAGAGCTGGCACAATGCGTCACGCAGTCCTTCGGGAACGGTCGGTGAGCGGGCGGGATCGCAATCGGTGATCCGGGCATGGGATTGCAGCACCAGGAACCGGTTGAGAAAGCCGTTGTTGATGCTGTCGCCTTGCAGGGCACTGTAGAACTCCTCTGGCGTCGATACGCCGAGGATCGAGATTGCCGGACAGGAAACTAAGCTCATCCGTTTTGTCGCCCAGGCCGGCGTTGGCATGGTAGCGAACGATATGCCCCACAGGCTACGCAGGATCTGCGAGACCGCGGCCTCGTGGCTCGAGGCATGCCGGCTAGTGATTGCTTTGAGGAACACCCCGATCTCGTCCTGCATGCAGAGCGCCAGCGGCTTGTAGGAGAGCATGTCGACCATGGCCGACAGGGAGAAGAACTTAGCCGGCCCGATATGGTCGCCGGCGCCCGCTGCTTTCATCAGCTGCACTGCACAGTCGAGCACATGCTGTTTGCCATTGCCGGTGGGTGCCACAGCGACGACGTAGAGGTGCGTTGCCGAACGGGTCGGGCCGGCGACCCGGCGACCGATCAACGTGCCGACAACGGTCACGGCGGCGCTGAGGGCGAGCACCCGGTTGGGCCGGCGAGCGGTGGCAACGATATGCTCGACAATATCGCCCAGCACCCCGGGCACGTACGTTAGCGGTAGCAGCGGATCGGATGCTGGTGGCTCCGTGACTTGCGGCTCTGCGGTTTGTGGCTTCGCGGCTTGCGATTTCTCGGCTGTTTCAAGATCGATGGTGATGTCCGTCCAGCCGAGCAGGTCGGCCAGGAACTTGAATGCTCGGTCGAGATCGTAGTTCAACACGCGCATCACCAGATCAAGCGGCGTATAGCCTTGGTCGGCGCCGAAATCGCGAATCCCCGCCGGCACGATTTTCAGATTGCAGGCCCGTTTCTGATCGGGTCGACCGGTCGCGGACGGACGCCAGATCGGCACCGCCTCGTAGCCGCGCGTTGTCTTGCGGCAACGAAACAGGGGAAGTGCCGGCACCCAGGCGGCGAGATTGGCGAGGGCGGCATCGTTGAGTTGACGGTGCGGAGAAGTGTCGTCATCGACCCAGCCGTCGGCCGTGTCCGCATGGTATCCGAACGGCACCAACAAGTTACTGACGCGGTCGACAAAATCATCCGGTAACGGCGGCAGTTCGTCGGGATTGACCGCGTCCAGGCCCTCAAGGCCGGACCAGCGATAGGGCTGTCCCGTGTCCGGATGAATGCTCGGTGGAATCACGGTCTGGCGATGCGGTCCGATCAGTTCGCACACCACGCGCTGTTCAATGATCCATTTGCGCGATTTGCCGATCTGCGGCGCGAAATAGAACAGCGTCTCGCCGCGTCGGCCGATCTTGCGCACCGGTGTTGCTGGCAAGATCGTTTCCAAGGCGGCACGGATCGCCGGATCATCGGTGTCGATATCGAACCCGACCATGCCGCGACTGGCCGGGCCGCCGACGATACCAATGCCGGTATCGGCCATTCCCCAGCGCACGATCTGTTCATCGGTGGGGGCGCGTTTGTTGAACCGGGTTTGCCATGCCGGCAGACCGATCCATTGTGTTCCATCAAAGAAACCCGGTCGCTTGGTGCCGGGGATGATCGGCACGGTGGCGTAGCCGCGTTCGATCAGCCGTTCGGCCATATCGGCAAATGCACCCATAAGACACGATCCTTTAGAAGGGAGCTTCGTTGTCGAGAATCTTGCGGCGCAAGGCGCGCTCATAGCCGACGATGATCCGGCGCAGAAAATTGCGCCATTCGCTGGCATCCAGTGCGGCGAGATCGGTCTTGCCGATCTCCTCCAGATAGGATCCGGCTTGAGTGCCGGCCTCAAGCACGGCACCGATCTCAAACGCGTCGAGTGTCTCGGTCGGCATCTTGTAGAGTCCTTTGGCTGCGGCATGGCAGCCGTGATCGTCGCACAGCCAGATCACTTCGGCCCGTTGCTTCGGTGCGTAGCCGATCGCCATTGCGCGCCGGCGGCAGACCGCGCACACGGTCGGTTCGGTGGTGGCAAAGCGCGCGATGTTGCTCATCAGTAAGGCTCGGTCCGGCATCCATGGTGGAATGCATCAACCTCGGTCCCGCTGGGGTGTGTTAGTGAGATGTCGATCTGATAGGTCGGATAGTGACGAGAATGGTTGACCTCTGCCATATATCTGTTGCGCGCTGTTTTCTCGTGCACGTAACGCCAGATAATGACCACGTGCGGATGGCAATAGCCTCGCCCCGGTGGTTTGTGGTCTTCATAGCGGACGGTCCAGGCAGGCTTACCCACCGTATACGGTCTCGTCTCATGTATGGAGATGAACGGCTCGGCATCGTCACTCAGCATTAACTTCTCCTCGTTAGTAGGGCACCGCGTCGTTGATCGGCGTCTGTTTGAGGATCGTCGCTGCATCGGCGCGTGAGTTGATGGTCCAGATTTGATAGAAGCGGTCGATCTCGACGCACTGGCCAGCGGCACGGCGAACACGGCGATCGGTCACGTTCCAGAACTTGCCGTTGCGGACGACGGTGATCTCGTAGGCCCGGTCGAGCTCATAGGCGCGCTCCAGCGCTTCATCGACCGTGGCCGGTATCGGCTGGTCGCCGCCGTAGGCGAACCAGAAGCGCTCGGCGAAGGCGCGGGCTGGGCCGCGATGCTCGAAGGCGACGTAGTCGGAATAGACCGAGAGGCCGCACAGGTACTCGACCCGCAGCGTCGGCGGCGCGTCCGGATTGTTGAATTTGATGTGCTTGTGAAAGCTGACATCGTGCACCGGCAGCCAGGACAACTGCCCAGTCAGGACCGGCACCGCGTCGGCTGTGGTCGCGTGCTTGGCCTGCGGCCGCGGTTGCGCAAATTCATAGCCGCACTGGACGCACACCTTGGCCGCCAGCGCATTGAGCTCGCCGCAATCGGGACATTCCCTGGCGTTGACCGATTCGACCTTGACCCCAGCGCCGTTACCGCCGGCTGTGCCGGTCATGGCGATGCTGACGCGATCGACCGGCCCATGCCGGTAGACATTGCGAGCGAAATCGAGAATCAAGCAATCGGTCTTACCTTCTGCCTTGCGCGTTCCCCGGCCGACTTGCTGGACGTAGAGGCCGGTCGAGAGCGTCGGCCGCAGCATGACCAGCAAATCGACCGCCGGCACATTGAAGCCGGTGGTCAGCACCATCACGTTGACCAGGCAGCGGATCCGCCCGGCACGGAAGTCAGCGATAATGCGTTCGCGTTCGTCCTGCGGTGTTTCGCCGAACACCGCTTCGCAGCTGACACCCCGATCGCACAGCGCGTCGCGCACGTGCGTGGCGTGATTGATGCCACAACAAAAAACCAACCAGCAGCGCCGTTCGGCACCGAGCTGAACGATCTCGTCACACGCGGCAGCGATCTTGATCGCGTCATCGGCCGCGGTTTCCAGTTCGGCGGCAATGAACTCACCGCCGCGCCGGCCGACGTTGCGCACGTCGATCGTGGCCTTGGTCGCCTTGCTTGAGAGCGGTGATAGCCAGCCATCGGCAATGCCGCGACCAATGTCGTAATCGAAGATTACCTCGTCGAAGATCTTGCCGTCGCCCTCATCGAGGCGACCGGAATCCAGTCTGAACGGCGTTGCCGACAGCCCACACACCCGCATGTCAGGGACGATGTCGCGCAAGGTGTCGAGCAGGCTGCGATACATTCCGGTCCCCTCGTGCGGCACGAGGTGACATTCGTCGATCAGCACGAGGTCGCGCGGACCGAGTTTTTCCGGCGAGCGGAACACCGATTGAATACTGGCGAAAACGATTTGCTGATCGCAATCGCGACGATTGAAAGCGGCGCAGTTGATGCCGACCGGCGCCTCCGGCCAGAGAGCCAGGAGGTGCTCGAGGTTTTGCTCGAGCAGCTCCTGCACGTGCACGAGCACCAACACACGCAGGTTGGGGAAACGTGCGAGCAGATCGCGAACCAGCCAGGCGATCAGCAGAGACTTTCCGGTGGCAGTCGCCAACGATAACAGCGGGTTGCCGCCACCGGATCGCCAATACGTCTCGAGCGCGTCGAGCGCCTGGCGTTGGTAGGGTCGCAGATCGAACATGTCGTTACTTCTGATGCCACGGTGCCGAGCCGGCCGGTCCGGGCCGTGTCGGACCCTTCGCCGCGATCGGAGACTGCGACTTAGGAGTCGCTGCTTGTGGCGTTTCCTTGGCAAGAGAAGCGGACGCAACTGGCGTTGCGGAATTCAACGGCACGATCCGCTTCACCTTGTTCTTGTCATCGAATTTGCCGTCCTTGTCGCGTTCGATTCCGACACGGATGCGCGCCGGCTTGAACAGGAACACTTCGATGTCTTCGACATGCTCATTAACATCGAGCGCGGTGCAGAGATCCTTGAGGATCTTGCGACCGATACTCTGCGCTGTTTCGCTCGAATGAAGGTAGGTGATCCGCTGCCAAACCTGACGGTTTTCGTACTCGCCCTTGGTGATTTTCCAAACCAGCGCGAGATGATAGCCGTCGAGGGATTTGGGTTGTGCCACCGATGCTTCAACGATCTCGGCAACGTATTCGCCTTCGGGAACCAGCTCCCAGCTGTTACCTTCCTGGTTCTCAGGTTCGAATGTTTGAGGCAGTTGTGTCGACATGAGCGTTATCCTTTCGGTTTGCTCAGTTGGTTTGCTGCCGACATCCCTGGCAGCGCGGGGAAATACGAGGCGACTGCCTCGTAACTGAAGTTCTTCGGTACCGGCAGCTTGGCCGGCATGCCGTAGCGGTTCTTGGCAACAAAGCTCGGCCGCGCCTCAAGATGCAGCCAACGCTGTGATCCACCTTCCGCACGCGCGCGCTTGCGGCCGAACCCTGCGTCCTCGGTTTGCACATGCAGGTCGGGCGCAAGAAATCCGATGGCATCGCACCAGTCCTGCACCAGGCCGCGCGCGCGCTTGTGCAGGCGCAACTGATAGCTCGTATAGTTGGCAGCGCGCGGATCGTTGATCGTCTCGATCGCGCTGTGCGCGAGCAGCACGATCGTCATGCCGCGCTGCCGCCGCAGATGTTCGAGGCCGGCCAGCACGTCGAGCCACCATTGATCGACGACGATATAGCCTTTGCCGTAGCCGGGACTCTCGATCGAGGCCCAGCCTTGCTGCGTGCAGACATCTCGCCAGATCAGACCTTCGAGCGCATCGAGCGCGTCGATGACAACGGTGCGGAATTCATGCTCCTCGGATGCGAGCATCGTCAGTGCCGAACGCAGGTCGCTGAAATTGGCGAGCAGTCCAAACGTGCTGATCGAGAGACCCGTCGGACAGCCATCCTCGGTCTGCAGGAACACTGGGTTCGGAAACTGCGCTGCCAGCGTGGTCTTGCCAACACCTTCCTGGCCGTGGATCAGGATGCGCGGCGGTAGAGTCGCAGTGACAGTGTGGATGCCGGTGATCATGGCTTTGCCATTTGTTGCTTACGAATTGCTTCACGAGACCTTCAGCGGCATAAGCAAGCCGTCGCCGCCCGTGAACCGAAACGCTAGTGGGCGCGAAGGATGTGGCTTGCCAATCTCCACCCCCGGCAGCGCCTGTATCCATTCGATGTACGGACCGGCGAAATAAGCTTTGCCGATCCGGACATTTGCTACTGAACGTTTGCCGCTTCCATCGCAGTGCTCGCATTCGCACTGACAATCTGGGCAGTTGTGCTGATGGCCTCGACCAGCACACCATCCGCATTTTTCCAGCAATTTGAGCTTCGGTAGTGGCGCGAACGTCACGCGTGAGAAATTCCAGGGTAATCGCTGCTCGGCGTTGGGCGCCTCCGTATTTTCTGCAATGTCGGAGCGGCGCGGGACGCGCACGCAGATATGACCGTTGCTGGCGTAGCTGTGCTCATTCAGCGAGAACGGCACGGAAAGGTCGCATCCCGGCGTACGGCATTCGCGATCACAAAACAGATCCAGATCGATGCTCATATTCATTTTCCTGCTTTGTTGTGCTGCATCGTTCATGGCGACCACCCCGGCCCGCCCTGGCGCATGCGTTCGCGAATAAAATCGAAGGCCTGTTGCGCGCCGTTCCAGACGTCCGCCGTCGCATTAAAAGCGACGACGTCGCGCTTGCCGGCATAACGGATCGTCGGCGGTCCGCTGTGCTCGCGGTCCCAGATGAACCAGGCGTGATTGGTGCTGCTGCTGTGTTCGCCGACAAACCATTGGACCCGATTAAGCAGCGTGAGCTTGCACGCGAACGCCGGGCAGGTCCTGAACAAGTGCGTCCGCGTGCGTCCGGAGTCGAAATCGACCCGCAACAACATCGCCACGACCGGGACCAGCTCAAGCGCGTGCTCGATGAATTGCCGGGCGAGCTTGCCATGATAGCCATAGGGAGGATTACTGACACAGGCGTTGACGCGCGGGTCAGGCAGTTGAGTTTGGGTCAAGAAGTCACCACCAGTTCCGATTGTTGGCAAACCCGCCTGATTGAGCGCACGCACCATCGCTCCCGTTCCCGTAGCCGGATCCCAAGCGATTGCGATCCGCTGCGGCAGATGCGGGATGACGACCTGCGAGGCCCAGGCCGGCGTCGGGTAATCGTCACCCAGACGTCGCTTGTAACCGCTATGACGTTGCGTCATGGACTGTGCCTTCGTTCAGAATCTCACGAACAAATTCGACGGGCATGCTGGTGTTAAAGGCCAGCCACTCGACGGGTTCGTGCTCATTGTCTTTGATGAAGTCGACGCGCTTCTGCAGGCATTCGGGCCCGATACCGCGTTCGAGCGAGACCGGATCAGTCAACGCCTTGAAGCAAATGCAGCAGTGTCCGCAGAGGCGCGCCGCTAGTTGCATCTGCGCGGGGGCGCCGACAAATTCGAGTACGCGTTGCTGCGCCAGTTCTAGAGCGCGAGTCTTCTGTTCGGAATGCACTCGCTGTCTGCCGGCATTGCCGAGATCCGCGGCGTCGATCGCGGCGATCAGCTGGGTGAGCCGCTCGATCTCGGCCTGGTCGGTGGGAAAGGCCTGTCCCTGGCCCACACGATCCTCGGCCGTAAGGCGTTGGCGCGTCAGGCGCTCCCAATCATAGCGGTACGGACTGGCGTAGTGCCGCCAATAGAAGTCCGGGCCGAAGCGCCATTCGCCAGCTTCGGTGCGCTGTGCTTCGAATAGCAATCCGCTCGTATTGCCGCGCTCACTGCCGGCAAAGAGCTGGAACCCGCGACATTCGATTCCCGTCAACGCTAGTGAGCTGAAACGCTCGCGCAGATACGTGCGTGATTTCTTGGGATCAGCAAACGTTGCCCATAACCGGGCAATCGGCGGATCCTCGGGCGCCAAATACTTCAGCGCTCGGCACAGCTCCAGTAACTCGCCTTCGAGTATGAGCGGTGGCGCCCAGCTGGGTCGACGCTGGCGATCCTGCTCGATCGCAACTGCTACCTCGGCGCGCGTGCGCAAGGTCTCAAAGGCCTGGTTAGCCGCGGCCAACTGAGACGTATCGAATGCCGGCGCATTGAAACGTAGAGCGGCGATTGCCTCGCGTTTGCTTTGTTCGACTGCCGCGAGCGCCGCGTTGATACGCGCCGCCCGTGCATCTTCTACAGCGCGTTGCCGGGCAAAAGCTTGGTCGCCAGCGGCGCGCTCGGCGGCATCATAGCGCCAGAATTCAACGCGCCGGTCGTGTACACGCAGGTTGCGACGGCCGCCCGCTGGTTCTTGCTCTTGAGCCCCGGCGGTAACGAGGGCATTACAGACCGCCGTGATCTCGGGGCCATCCGGCCATTCGAGATCTACATACCTATGCCGCGTCTTCACCGCGAACGCTGTGTCAGGGAAGACGCGCAGCGCGCGCTTGATGAAGCGGGTGACTTCGGTGTTGCTGATATCGCTATCCACGGTGGTTGACCTTGTGTGTGCGCTGCGCCTTTTGCTGACGCGGACGCTATCCGTGCAATGCGGGCCAATAGAAGCATCCATCCGTCGCATGCTGACGAAGTTGCTCCTCGATCCCTTCGATATCTGTCTCGAGTAGATCATGCGTGGCGCGGAGGTCGCCCATGTCGCCGATATAGTTGGAATAGTCGTAGCGATGATGGCTATTGCGCTTCTCGTCCTCTGCGAACCATTCGGCAATCTCGGCTTCGATACGACGTAGTTCTCCTTGCAAGCGGCGAAGATCCTGTTCGAACTCGCGCTTGATTTCCTCGGCGTAGAGTTTGCTACGCATATGTTTGGTCCTCTTGTATTTGGTGATGGTGCCGCCCGCTACGTAGGTTGGGTCTCGATATGAGGAGACACTCCGCGTGTCCGTCGATTTCGCAGTGCCACAGGTCGATCGCGGCAACCGGCGATTGGTTCGGGTTGGACGGCTGCGTATTGATCGTGGCCATGTGCCAGGCGATCAGCTCGAGAGTTGCGGGCGGTTCTGGTTCAGCGCCCAAGTAGGCGCGGGCAAATTCGCGCAGCGCCTCCGCTGCACTGGCTCGCGTCGAGTGCGCCGAAAAGTGTGCGGTATCGCCTTCGACGTTTTCGATGTTGAGAATGTAGACTTTCATTGCTGATCTCCTTTCTGGTTTCGATCTCAGCGATCCTTTGACGGGGCGCCGCCTGCCGATGCGGCGAGCGGCGCCGAGGCGTTCACCGTCACGGCGTCGTTCCTTGCGTGCCTTTCCAGTTTGCGAGGATGCTTTGCAGCGACTGTTGTTCTGCGCGATTGACGGTCTCGCAGCGCTGCCAAGCCACCGGCTCGATCAAAGCGACGATCGCTTCCTCGACGCAGTCGCGGAGATCGCCGGGATCCATTGCGTCGAGCTCCCAGCAAACGCCGCCATAGTTGTTAACGAACCACTTGTGGCGAGGGTCTTTTCTCTTGTCGGCGGCCGGGAACGAGGGCAGGTCATCGACCTGGTCTTGCGTCAGCGCGATTCGCTCGAGCGTGATGTGGTCGCCACCGTATTCAGCGAGCCGGTTGGGCAAATCCTCTTGCGACATGAACATGCCGGACGGGTCATAGTCGCCGACATAGAGGACGATCAGCTCTCGACCATCATTGTCCGTGGCGGCCTCGTAGACTGTGGTCGCGCCCGAGAACCCATGCATAACGCGGAACCCGACCGCGTACTTGTCGAGAACAGGCTGAAGAACACCCCTGATGGTGCCCTTCTCGGACCAGACCTCGCAGCGGACGGGTTGTTGGTTCCAAAAGTCACGCCGATACGAGCACGCGACGCATCGGGCATATTCTGTTGGATCGCCCCAGGTCGATATCCGCTCCAGCGAACGGGTTTCATCAACGATCCAGGACCAGGGAAGGTCCCCGCGCTCGCGCGCCAGCTTGAGCAGGCGATAGACCCTCGCCATCTCGTTCGTCGCCATCGAGGGGATCAAGCTGATGGTAAAGAGCTTGTAGCCGATACCGCGTCCGGTGATCGGCTGTGCTACCTCGGCCACGTCACGCATGGCCTCGATCAGGTCGAGGGACTCTCGTGCCAACCCCCGGCCGACTTTTTTCGATCCTGTTTGAAAATACTCGCTCATGGTGCGACCCCTCAATGTCTCGTCGGCGGAACGTAACCGGGCATCATGCCCGCGGTTTCGTAAGCGGATTCGTCGAGAATGAGCTGCTTTGGCGGGTGAACTGCTTCGTGTTGGGCGAGCGGCCGCAAGAGCCGGTGTTCAATCAGGGCTTTGAGCTGCGGCGCATACGCCAAGGCGACAAAGAACAGGTCATGATGCTGTTCAAGAAAGTCGCCCAAGGCGGGTGGCCTCTCGACCTCGCTCAAGGTTTTGGGGCGACGTGGCTTGGGCGGCTGCTCGGGACCGATCAACCGCAATGCGGCGCGGATCGTAAGAGGCTTACCGGTTTGTTCGGCACGCCGAACAAATGGCTCAAGCTCTTTTCGGTGCTCGGCGAGGCGACAATAGTCGAATGCTTTGGTACGGCCGATGCCAAACTCTTCGCGGAGAAAGCGTCCCCAGCGGCGTTTGGGCACCAACGAATCATGCGCGACGATCAGATTGTCGCCGATCGCGAAAACGTGGCCCCAAACATTCGTGTGGGCTTCGTTGATCGCTTGCAGGTTGTTCCGAACACGCTGAACGATGCTAGCTAATTCGACGCTTGCACTAGCGGATGTGGTGTACGACAT